CTTCAGGAACTCCACAGCCTCCTTGAATATGAAGTCACCTGTGAGTCCATATTCTGCTTCATTCATTTCCTGCTCCTTCCTATAAGTTCTGACAAATACATTGCCTGATGAAGTGCATCCTCCAATTCAGGCGAATCCATCTGCTGATAAAGTTCTTGGATTTTGCTCTCATCTTTCAGAGCTTCTCGGAGTGCTTCAAGGTCTTCCGTTTGGTCAACCATTTTGAGAATAGGTTTCATCATTTCGTGGAAAGATTTCTCAGCACGTTTCAAAGCAATATCTCCCATAAGGTCAATCTGCTCCTGCTCTGTCTGCCCTGTATCATCTTTCAGACTCTGCTCATCCATCTCCTGCTCCTCATGTGGTTGTCTTGTTTCTGTCACGAGTCTTGGATGCAGGATTGCTTCTCCCTCTTCCGGCTCTGGTATATTGAATTTCTTGTATATGTGGCTTTCAGGAACCCTCAAGCCCATATCACAAACTAGGGTTTTCAGTATTTCAACCTTTTCTTTCAGGTCTTCCGCCTCTTCACAGTCAAACTTGAAGAACGGAATATTGGCATCGCATCCGAAGTTGTATTCAACCAATGGTCTGATGATGTCTCTTCTGACTGTAACTGCAAGGGCTTTTGCATCAGCTTGTGTCAAGTCATGCCGCACTTCGTTGTGAACCTTGCCCTGTGCATACGAACCACCGCCTGAATCAGACGATAATGTCTGACCAAGGACAGCCTTGCTTATCTGCTCATCACAGTATCTTGCAAGCAGTTCATATATCTCCACGCTGCTTGTCTTGTTACTTTCGATAAACTCAATCACAGTTGAATCAGGAACAATTCCGGCTGCATCCGTTCCCAGACTGTAAATAGCTTCCATCAAAGCTTTCTTATCACTTTCTGAAGATGCTGCACTATATTTTCCAAGCCTCAAAGGCATTCCGAACACTTCACAAAATGCAACCCAATCTTTCACATCGTAATTCTTGAACAAATACATCCAAGCAACTACACGAAGGATTCCACCCCTGCTTGCATGTCCCGACTTTGCCTTGTACTTGTGGACTACAAACTTATTCTCCGGAAGACAAATTCCTGAAGGAAACTCCCTTGTACAAATCATCAATTCATCTGTCTGTGAGTTCCAAATCAGTTTCTTGGGATGCACATACTCGATATCTTCAATAATGTTTGAACCATCCGTATCAACACCCCATTCGATTTCCATAATGCTGATACCCTTTCCAATTGCATCCAGGATATCAATGAAAATATCATCAAGGTTCTCAATACCCTTCAGCTGCTCATCAACAAACTCTGCAATACGCTTGTCAACTTCATCATCACTAAACGCCTGAACTTCCCAATCAAGACCTGTCACAGCAAGTTTTCTTGTCTGCATCTGTGAGAAAAGGTGTGTATCCTTCTCTTCCATCTCCTCAAAAAGTTCCATCTGCTCATAAACATCTCCGTCATCAGCCGAACGAAAGATTCGTGCAAGCCTCTTTGGAGTCAGTCCATTTGATGGATATGTTGAAAACTTATCATTCGGATTGCCAACAGCAACTCTTGCCCTGACCGGTCTTCCCTGCCCTGTGTCAATGTTTGGATCAAATGGTTTCTCCTTGCGTTTCTTTTTCTTTGCCAAGATGTTTCACCTCCTAGTAGGCACCTTTACCCATACGGAACTTCCGTTTGATTATGCTTTTGTATTGTGTACTGGTTACAATTCCTTTGACAGTCTGTGCAAGCTGCACCGCCATCTGCAATCCGTCAGGAGCATCATCGTTTTTACCCATAGGAAACTCCTGCATCTGTTTCAGAAGCGTTTTATGTTCCCGGTTAAACTTCAAATACTTGTTCTTGATTACAGGCTGAAGTGATTCAATACGAAGCACCTTATTGACAGAACTTTGTATTTCTTCAATCGGGAGATATTCTCCCTCTTCCGCTGATTTTTGTGCCATAACTTCCTTGAAGTAATATTGGAACTGAACTGTCTCAACTCCAAATTTATAAAAGCCTTTTCCATAATCTCTTTTCAGCCTCCTGCTCATCTCAAACACATCTTCGATGATGACATCAGGTTTTCTCTTTTCAACGGAAGCATCAACCACATACATATATCCTGTCTTTGTTGAAATGGCTAAGTTAATAATGGAACTTGTATCTGATTTCTTATTCTTACCAAGCGAAGGATCGTTTGCCCCAACAAATATGAACTCTGGACTCTTCCAATCCATCGTTTCAGGCTCATAGTAGTCGAACCATTCAGGATTGAAGGTTGCATTGTCGGGATCAATCGGATCATTCTGAAGCTCACTATTGAAAGAAGCTTCTCCTTCAGTTACTTTTATCTCAATCAGGTCATAATACGAAAGTTTGTCTTCCCATAGGACTTCAACGCCTTCAAGCATTTCTTCCTTATTGGCTTCGTAAAACGTCCTGGCATCCTCTTCATGGTTATCGTTAAATAAATTGGTATAAATGGATTCCCATTCTTCCCACAACTTCTCATTGACCGCCCATGAGATAACTGCTCTGTATTTCTTAGCATGATACCTTGGATTCTGAAGCACATTATTAAGCAAAGAGTCATAATGAAGCACAGTTCCGATGTACATAATATCTGTGTATGTATCTCCCGCCTTAGAAACCGCTTTTTCAAACCATGACTTCAGTTTTCTTCTCTGCTCCGGAGTATTTACATTCTCATCATTCTCAATATCATCCAGAACAATCAAATCCGGTCTCCAGTTTCTGTGTTTTCGTCCACGAATTTTTTTGCCGGAGCCTATTGCTTCAACCTTTATGTCAGTTTTGGTGAGAATAACACTTGACCTCCACGCTTTATCTCCTCTCAGGCTTCCAAAATCCTGAATGATATCTCCGTTTTCCTCAAGTTCCGTCTTGATATCTTCCAAAAATCCTTCTGCCTGCTCCGACGAGTCAGAAATCAGGATGCAATAATGCTTGTACTGGTAGAGTACAGCGTGAAGCGTGTCCTTGAATGTAAAGTTTGTACTCTTTGCATGTCCTCTCGGTGCTGCTATCACCTGTCTGGAACCCTTCAGCCTTGAAATGACCTTTGCTGACCTCATAGGATTCTGATCTTTCAGCACTCCTTTTGTCCATATTTCATCCAACTCCTCATGGAACTTGGGAGATTTCCTTATAAAATAATGTGACAGATAAGCTCTTCCAAAATATCCGAGGTCAAATGCTGCCAATTCTTTTCTAAGTCCTTTTTCCCCTGTCAATTCTTCTTTATTTTGGAATCGTTCCCACAGTTCCTGCCTTTTTTCTTTGTTGTCCTCGCTCCTCATCACATAATCAATAAAGAGCTGCTTCTGATAGGCTTCATGGTCAATGATGTCTTTGTCAGGCTCTTCGTCCATCTCCCGGAGCCACTCTTCAATATCAATCATCTTCCAACATCCTCTCTTTTGCCTTTGTCAAAATAACCTTCATATGCTCCGCAGATTCAGCATCATTCTTAATAACCTTCATCATCTCTGCCTCTAACTCTTTGAAAGCAATGTCAGCTTTCTTTTTCATGTCCTGCCGGACTTTGTCCTTATAGACTTTTGTTCTTGAAAGGGATGCAATCAAACGCCCTGCCTTATCAAGTGGCATCTCGTTAAACTCCTCTTCCGCCATTGCAACCTTGTTCACAAGCCCATTCATCGTCAGCATGATTGCAGCCTCTGTATAATCTGCATCCGGATTGTCTTTCACAACCTGGATAAGTTTTTCTGTCTGTGCCTGTGCTTCAAGCAGCCTTTGAGCTGCTGTGTTCGTTCTGGTTGCATATCTCCCGACACTTGACTTTGATATCTCGTACCCTTCGGTTTTCAGGAATTTTGAAATATCTTCATAAGTATTGGTCACATCTGCAAGCATCACATCCACTTTCAACTTCAACTCTTCAGGGAGCTCATCAATCTTTGATGATATTCGTGTTCTTGTTCTCTGCTTTGCCATTAAATATCAACTCCTGGATCTTCAATGGTGCCTTCAGCAAGATCCACACCCCTTTTTGTGAGTTTGACCACTGCATCCTTTGCATAGGCTGTATAGGCTGTGACCTTTTCGGTTGTGAACTCGATATATCCGGCTCCCTGAAGATAATCAAGATACTTGCTAATATCAGGAGACAGTACAAGACCTGATGCCATCATAGAATTTGAAATCTGTCTTGTAAGTGCTGTATTGTTATAGCCCTTCACTAAACATCTGATGATGTATCCCCTGATTGCTTTGTTTTGTCTGATTTCTGCCTGTTCCATGTCTGTCAATGTTCGTCACCTCACTTGTTTTCTGTGTTCATCAAGAGCAGTCTGTCAATCTTCTGATCTATGCTCTTGACCTTATCCTCCACTCCGTTCATTGACCGGAAGAAATCCTCACGGAGCACAAAGGTAGTGGCAAAGTCACCCTTGATATCATTGATTTCCTGTTTGATTCTTTGGATGTCCCCCTCCGTCTTTTCTTCCAGTTTGTCAATTCGCTCATTCACTTTCTGATCGTTCTTCTCAATCCTTGCCTGGATTGCATCATTGCCCTCTTTAATCTGCTTCTGTAGTTCCAAATCCCTCTGCTCTCTTTTGTCATACTGCCTCTTGAGATACCATCCAAGGAATCCAAGTAACAATGTTATGAGAGCGGACATCACGTCCGAAAAGCTGATCACATAATCCATACCGATCACCGCCTATTTTTTGAAGAGCCTGTCTTTTAGCTCAGTGATATCGTCCCATCCATTCATGCTGACGTTGGCAACCACAAATGAAGCAAGAAACGAGCCAAAAATCATAAACCACTCAATCGGCTGCTTCAGGAATGCCATCATAGCAACAAAGATTGGCGTTGTAAGAATCACCGCCACGATATACACCACAAGCTTTGTGGGTAGTTTGTCGATTGCGGAAATGCTCTTCAATCCTTCCACGATCAACGCAGTAAAGAATGCACATACACTCACAAACAATATCAATACCGACATTAGTGTTGTGAAATCATCAATCCCTACTGTTTTCAAAATTTCTGTCATAAAGATATCCTCCTTCCGGGCAAGAAGAACGAAAAAAATAAGCATGTAACTAAGTTACATGCTTATCTTAAACCCTTTTGTTTGAACTTTTTAGGGGAACAGTTTTCGGAAAATAAATTCCTGAAAACATTGATTTTCCTGCACTTTTTTTGTTGGCAACCACGTATTTACGTGGTATTATATACTTGTAAGGAGGTGATAGTCTTGAGGAAACAAATCAAGCAACTAACCGAAGTAGTCAAGGAGCTCAATAAGTTGTTCGACCAACTCATCAAGCTCGCTTGGAAGATATCTTCACTCGCCGGTGTGATACTCTTCATAATCTACTCACTTACAAAGTAAGGCAAAGGGGCGAAAGCCCCTGAACCTTATAAAAAATATAACACTTATTCCTCAAGAGTTCAAGTATGAAAGAATTGTTAAAACAGATTATTGCTCTAAGCATCCGCATCCTGTTGTTTGTGCTTCCATTCGTACTGTTGGTTGCACTATTCAAGTTTCTATTTTAAGGGGGCATGTTATGAAGCTAAGAGAGATACGGAAAGAAAAGGAAATATCAGTACCAGAACTGTCAAGGCTGTCTGATGTTTCAGTACGCACCATTGAAGATTTAGAAAAGCGTGGGGACGGAAGAGTCTCCACGCTCATCAAACTGGCGGATGCTTTGAATGTCACGCTTGATGAACTTTGCCGATGATTTACTCATCGGCATTTTCTTTGAAAAATTCATCAAAAGTCATCTGCCCTTGTGGCGGTTCATCCTTCAAGATGTTCCAAATCTGCTTGATTGTCAGATTGTACCTGGCAGAGAGTTCCTTGTCAGAGGAGCCGCTTCTATATTCTTTTCTGATTCTTCGGTTTCTTGCAGGAGCAACAATATTCTCCACTTTAGGGAAATAAATCTCGTCACCCATGGCATAATTGCTCAACTCAGCAAATTTCTGAATACCCACAATTTCAACAATTCCTTGATAACGCTCCGGAATATCTTCCATTGCAGTATCCTCAATCAGTTCTTTTATCAGTTCCTCTTGCATTATCACTCAATCCCTTCTACAATCACACTCTCTTGGTGTATGCAAGGCAAATCCATCCTTTACCACTCTTCAACTTGCCCCATCCATTCTTAGTCTCAACAATCGTGTACTTTTTCTTCTGTGATGCAGTTTCGGAGATTGCACCCACTTTCTTGAAATTCGTTCCAGCTCCTGCTCTGATGTTCAACATATCGCATGTTGTCTGAACCAGAAAACTTCCGTCTGTATTCGTGCTTTCCTTCTTTGTTTCTTCCTTCTTTGTCTCTTCCTTTGTTCCGTTGACACTGGCAACAATGTCTTTCTTGAACTGGCTCCAAACCTTATTGCCCTGACGAACATCAGGCTCTCCGCAAACCTTACCAGTAACATCATAATGACGGAGTACATGGTCAACATCAATACCATATTTATCCATGAGATACGCAAACAACTGTACAGCTGCTTTCTTTGTCTCTTCTGTATAGTACCACTTTCCGTCTTTGTCCTTTTTCACACAAAGTTCTACACCGATAGAGTTTGAGTTTCGGCATTCTTTGTGTTTATAAGAAGATGCTCCACAATGCCATGCAGTATCATTCTCCTCCACACACTGCCAAATCTCCCCATTGTGTCCTACAAAGAAGTGTGCCGAAGCCCCTCTGTATGTATTGTAGAAATAATTACAATTGGCTTCAGCTCCACCAGTTGCTCCAACATAATGCTTTACAAGATACTTAATTTGTCCGTTCCCTCTGTTTGAGTCAGAGAAATTGACCTTAGTAATCTTTTTGTTGATTGCCGGCTTATTTACTGCCATTTTCATCAGCCTCCTCTTCATCAGCTCCCTCATCTCCATCAAATCCCATCATGTCGGGATCAAATGAGTTGCGGAAAACTTTCAATTCTTCTTCAGTCATCTCATCAATTGCTTTCTCCGGTTCCTGAAGTCCTGCTTTCTTTGCTTCACTTGAAATGTCTTTCATCTGTTTTTCCTCCTAATTCTTGTCATAGTCGATGGTGATGCTTGTCTTTGAATCCACAATCAGGCACTTCTTAATTTCTGCAATCGTGGCATCTCTGAACTCTTCAGGAAGAAACGCCTGAATCAGCTCACCATTCTTAATTTTATAGATATACCAAAGCTCTACATCAAAGTAATCGCCTGGAACATCATCATCGGTGTGACCAAACACGCTCATCAGCGTTTTGCGGTCTGCAACATACTCTCCCTTGAGTTTCTTCAGCAGAAGTTTTTTCTGCTTGTCATCAGGCTTTTCAGTCATCTCATCAAAAAACTCTTCAAGGGTATAGTCAAATGTGTAATCTCCGGTAAATACTGCTTTCAGCATTTTCTCAAGATTCTTGTCATACTTATAGGATGTCTTTGTCTCTTCTGTAACCTTTGACTTCCACACGCCTTCTGAAAGAACAGTTTTCAATCGGTCAACATTGAGAACATCCATGCTCTGGCTGTCTACTATGGAAGCACTTCCCTCCGGTGAATAATAACGGATAAACTTCACATTTCTGTCCTCGATGGTTTGAAGACCTCTCGCCTGAAGTTCCGCTTTTACTGCATCAAGAACTTTCTTTCCGTTTTTCTGCTCCTGGTCAAGGCGTATCGCCTCGCTGACAAGCTGCTCCGTTGTCATTGTCTTAATCTCTGCCATAACTATTCAGCTCCTTCCAAATGTTCTAATACTTTCTGTGCACATGCCTTGCAAATGTGCTTTCCTTCAAACTTACCAACGCCATCCGTACCCTCACAAAAAACGCAGCGTGGTGTGTATGGTGTTACAACAACACTTCCGTCCTTCATTTGTACCGACATCGGATCTCCGCCCTGGATTCCCATTTCCCTTCTCATGGCAACCGGAATGTTGATTGATCCATGACTTGAAATCTTCTTGTAATTAGCCTTCATCCTCATTCTCCTTTCCGTTTGGTTCTTCCAAACATTTATTCTTCTGATAGCGGATGCATTGATAGATTTGTCTTTCATCCACTCCCATCTCATCCGCAATCTTCGCATTGTCCCATCCTGCTCTGTGCAGAGCCATGACTTTTCCGCCATCCAGTCTTTTTCTCTTCCTCGGTGGTGGTTTTTCATCTCCATTCTCATCAAGTGGAGCAAGAAGTTCCTGAAGGATTCTGTTGGTGCAGCCATGGCAATAATGTCTGTCTTCCTGTTCGGCTGACACAGGTTCTGTCATATCTTCTGATTCTGTGTCAAAAAACATGGGAATAATTTTGCTTCCCTTCAGTTTTATTTCCTTGCCACATCGGTTACATATATAAATCATTTTTTTCATACATTCTCACCTCCTATGCATCCACAATGTCCCTGATATACTCATAAAACTCTTTAAGCGAATACTCTTCCTTTCCTTCTGTCCGGTTCTTATCGTGAAATTCTTTTATTCTGATGGCAAGTTTCATGCACTTTGCCACTCCGACAGCTTCAGAACTGACACGAAGGCTTCTGTCACAATGTCCAATCATCACAGACATTGCTTCCATCAGGTAATAGTCCCATATCAAACATTCTGAAGACCTACCATTCCACTCATTCCTAGCTTCTTCAACAAACTTCTTTCTGTTAAGTTTTGGCTTATCGGGTGGAAGGATGCCCCTCTCCTGCATATCCTTTTTCATATCCGCTCGAAACTGCTTCTCTTTAACTGTCATTCGTTTTCTCTTCGCCAAGCTGTCACTCCCCTTTCTCCAAATCCTTCAGGTCATATCCATTCTTGACCGCATCTATCAGTTTCTGATACTTGAACACTTCTCCCTGTGCTCTTCGGAGATTCTCTTCCAGTTCCTTCATCTTGTCGGCTCTTGGAAGCATGTCTCTGATCAGTGCCATTCCAAACTCCTTATATAAGGCAACTGTGGCTTCCTTGCTAAGATTGGATGGATGGAATTGATATACAATCTCAATCAAGCGATAGTCGGCTTCAGGAACGCTTTTCCCAAGAAGTTTCTCAAATTCGCATTGCATCATGTTTCTTCGCTCCTTCCATTGATGACCTGTTTTGTCAGATTCTCCATAGCTGCAAGGTGGATATCAAGCATATTGTCCTTCACATCATCAAGGCTCTTTCCAAGCCTCAACGCTCTCAACCCCATTGTCTGCTCCAATATCCCACAGATAAATGCAACTTCTACCATACCGCATCCTTTAGCTTCAATTTCAGCCTTGTCATTTTTAATCTCAATCGTCAGCTTGCAGTCCTGCATCTTCGTCACTCTCCTTCACAGCCACTTCAAGCGGTTTATCTGCAAAATACTCCGTCATCCGTTGCAACATCTCCCCAAGACCAAGCTGCTTCAATGCTTCCACAAGACCGATTGCACTCCTTACCATATCCAAAGGAGCCATATCAACAAAATCAAGTTTGAAATCATCATCCTCGCAGGAGATGACTACACAATGATGACACTCCTGCTTTGTCCCATCCTCGTCCACTCTGATAATCTTTCCAACATTACTCTGCTCCATCACTCTGCTCCTTTCTTGCCAACATGCTTTTCAATGCCTCAATAAGTTTTGAGCATTGCTGATAATTCAGCCATTCAATGCTTCCGACCTTGAACATCTTATTGCAAAGCCCATTGATTCTTGATGGCTTGTCCCATCCAAGTTCTTCACAAAGCTTATATATCTTCTTACGCTGATTCACAGTCCCAACATTTCCTCTGGTCATCCTGTTTTCTCTGGTCTTGCCCGATGCAGAGTCCTTCATCTTCTGAAGAACTCCAATCACAGTCCCTCGTTCTCTCTTATTCAGCTGCTTAATACTGTCCTTCCCGGTCTGTGCCTGTACCAAAAGATGAAGGTCTTCATCCGAAAGTGACAGCTCTGGTGACTTTGCAAGTCCCCATATCATTCTGATTGTTGGTTCAGCCATGTTGTATCACTCCCCTCTTGTGAAGCACTTCTCTCATGCCTTTCTCCTGTCCGCTTACAGTATTTCCCTTGTTCATAAAACTGGGTATCTGAATCTCTCCGGAAATTCTTTCGGGAATGATTTCCTGCTTAATAGCACACTCAACATTGGAGTCCATTCTCTCCGCAACCATCTTCAAAATATCAATGAAGATTTCTGTTTCCTCGGCATCCATCTCAATCACAATTCTTTTTCTCATAAGCTTCTCCTTCCTATTCTGTATAGAAATAATGGTTTCCATGGTTAAATAGATACTTCAAGTGTTCCTGGTGCCATGTTGAGTCGCTCTTGCTTTCAAAGTACAAAGCACCTTGCGACTCATCCCATCCGGTCATCTCAATAAGTGATAACGCTGCATAACAATCATCATCCGGCTCAACACTGTCCCATCTTCCGTTGCCAACCGGACTGAACTGTCTCGGCTGATAAATAACATCATGGATGTTGTCAGGGAAACTATCACTCCAAACTCTGTTGAGTACCACCCTGATTACAAGAGCCTTACCCTCTGTATCTTCTCCCTCCGCTTCAGCCATTGCAATCTTCGCCAATAAATAAGCATCCTCTTCATCAAAATCAAGAGAATACGCTGCTTGTGTACTCGGCTTGTCGCTTTCACTTATCTCCGCTTTTTCCGTATTGCTCATAGGTTCGGTTGTTTCAGCAGTTTTTTCCGTTGGCTGTGGCTGTTCCTGCTCCTTGTCTGTCTTACCGCAAGCAGCAAGACAGAACATCATGCAAACAATCAATAAGATTCCAATACACTTCTTCAATCCATTCACCCCCTAAAGCATCATCATATTGGATGCCTGACTGATAACTTTCGATGTAACCTTGGTCTGTCCGCTATCCTTCAAGATACGGATAACATTGTTCAATGTACGATCAAGCAAGCGGAAGCATCCTGTCTGTGTATTCTGTGCTCTGATAATGAACTCATCCATTGCAGCAGTTTCAATATCATAGCCTTCAAGATAATCTTTCACTTCCTGGGTAGATAAACCCTTGAGTTTGTAGTAAAAATCCATTCTGTTAGCAAATCGGGCATCATAGGTCTTCAATAAGCTTTCAAGCATTGGCTCTCCTGCAAGCACAAGACCAACCTTTGCACTGTCTGAGATGCTGCGGAGCAATTCGATTTTCTTCTGTGTGTACTTATTGATAAGCTTGTCCGCTTCATCCATAATCAGAAGATATCCCTCATTGATGTTAAAGAACTCAATAATCTTCTCCGTTCTTTCATCAATGCTTCCATAACTTCGCTGCATTCCGATTTTGTTCTCAATCCTTCTGACAATATCCTTGCAGTTCATTGTCTCTGTACCTTCGATGTAGATTACCCTTGGCATGGTTGCATATTTCTTCAGGGCGTGTGTCTTACCATAACCCGACTTTGCAACGATGATTCCAAGAGCCACATTGCTCTGACAGGAACTGCATACACCAATGGTCTGCACATAGTCCTTCGATTCAAAATACTCAATCTTTTCCTTGATGGTTTGAACGCTTGTCTGCTCAAACTTCGGTGCTTCCTCTCCCCTTTGCTGTTTGTACCAGGCTTCCACAAACTCTGTGAGCCTCGCTTCCAGTTCCGCCGGATCAGACTGGTACTTCCCATTCAGATACTGGCTGACAGCTGCTCTCGAATACTGAATCTTCAAAGCCAGTTCCTGCTTTGTTATCTTGTAATTGCTGTTAATCTTACCTGTGATAATATCGTTGACTGTCTCAACCAATGTCTTATTTGCTTTGTACGTGTTCATTGCTAATGCTTCCATAATCTCAACCTAACCTTTCTCTTTGTGCCAAAAATAATGATAACTATAACGCCCTTAACGCTTTGAGAGCCTCTTCCGCTTTACGATTGATGTACTCGTTTTCATCTTCCGGCTCTGCTTTCTTGGATGTCCCCCTGAAGCCATTCTGATATGTCTTGTCTGTTGGCATTGCGACAACCTTTCCACCTTTCTTTTCAGGTTTTCCGCTAATCATCAGGTCAATTCCACCAGTAGTCTCATTGAAGCCAACATACTGCTCATTGATTTCTGTAAATGGTACGTTCGCTTCACGCAACCGCTCTCTGTCCCGCTTCATCTGCCTCTTCTGTCTTCCAAGATGTTCCTTGAGTGCCTTCTGTTCCACTCCGTTCTCCGATGCAAAGTCCAGAAGTTCCTGTGACTGTGCTTCACAGACTTGCTTTCCATCCCGGAATACATAAACTGTTTCCATATCGTGAGGATCATACTTCACATCCACATAACTGTTGATATAATCACACAAATCATCTGATCTGTATGTATATCCATTCAACTTGATTCCGACATTTCTAACGAAACATTTCTCGGACTTCATCATCAGAATGGTTGCGTAACCCTTTGGCGGACATGCTTTGAAATATCTGTCTGCATTTTCAAAGCACTCCAAAGGAGTCTTGTAGGTCTCTCCCTGCTTCTTAAGTGCTCCGCTCTCGCTGACCTCATAAACTTCATGCAGCCATTGTGTCCATCTCTCATAAAACTCTTCCATCGAAAGCAGTTCTCCACGCTCCAACATTCCCTTGATGTCCTTTTCGACTTTGGCAAATGTGGTTGATCCTGTGAGTGTTCCGGTATAACTTGAAAACCATTTTGTGAACTTATTGCAGACAGTTCCGAAGAACCTCTCAATCTGTCCTTTTGTCCAAGCATAATACGGAAGGGCTCTGTGATAGTCTTCAATGCCAATCGACTTATAAAAACCTTTTGTGGTATCATCAAACTCCATCCTCTGTCTGTCATTTCTCGCATATCCGGTCATGTTTTTAGCGGTGTAGTCCTTACCATTGTCTATGTAGATATACTGTGGAACACTTCCGGCATCTTTATATAAGAGTTTCAGAAGTGATTGTTTCAGGATATCACTGTTGGCATCCTTGCACATTACATCTCCAATGATTCTCCTGCTCTTGATATCAACCCAAGCCACAAGATGCGGTTTAATTGCTGTCACTTTTCCGTTGGGATGCGTATATGCAACCCAACAGTCAAAGGTATGCTCATCACCCATTACCACCTGCATAACCTGAAGGTCTTTCGTGTTACGCTCTCCCTTGACCATGACCTTATTCTTGTACTCACGCTCACCCCGGCTGGCAAGATACCATGCATTTTTCATGCCCTCATCTTCCATGAGATGATTGATATATCTAGCCACAGACTGATAGGATGGTATCTTGTCCCATTTATTGATATTTGCCACTGCCTGAAGTTTCTCGTAAAGCATTTCCCTTGTGCCCTGATTCTGTGCAAATTCTTTGTTGAACCATATATTTTTGATTACTTGCTTCACTTCAGGCGTGAAACTTGGAAATGTTCCTGCTTCCTTCGGTTTTCTGCATAAGCAAAGCACCTTGAAGAACTCATAATTTCCGCCATCCTGCTTGTGCATCTTATCCGCCCACGCTGATGCTTCCTGATATGCTTTTGTGTATCGGTACAATGTTCTCTTGCCCTTGCCAATTCGTTCCTGTGCAAAAGATTCTGCAAATTCAGTCCTTCCTTTTTCATCGTACTCCAAGAACTCTCTGACAATGTTTCCAAGTTCCATTGCCTTATACCAGTCATTCTTTCGATTTTCAATGTACCATTCGATGTCCTCATTTACATACCAGGGGACATCTATTTCACTTTGCTCTGCTTCTTGAACCGGATTGTCCGAAAGTTCCTTCAACTTCTCTCGTTCCTTCCAAGCGGATTGTGCCTTCTTGGATAGAGATTGAACTGATATCATTACCACATCTCTTCCGCCACCATCACGCTTTTCTGTTTGTGTCAAAAAAGCATCCGGTTTCCGTTTGATTTTTTGAACCATCGTATTGTACTTAATCTCTTCCAGTTCCGCAGCTTCATTAAGTGTGATATATTTTTCAGCCATCTTCTCACTCCTTCTCATGCTGCAATATCCAATATTTTTTTGATTGCCTGGATGTACTTTTCTCCACTCCGTTCTCCATGAAGAATCTTGTTCAGGTACTGTGGAGTTGTTCCAAGTGCATCCGCAAGTTCTTTTGCTGTCATGTTTTTATCAATCAGCTTTTTCTTTATTGTCTTACCGAGTTTGGAATATCCCGGTTTCTTTTTCGATGCACTCACGCCATCACCTCTCAATCATCAACCTAACTTTCTTTATAGAGCTTTCTGGTTTTTGGCTTAGTGCCATAGATGGCTTGTTTCTTCAATGCCACTCGACTGACTGTCTCCACGTACTCCGAAGTATTCTTCACAACCAAGTGATTCTCCGGATCGAGTCCATGGCTCTTCATCAGTATCTTTTGGCTTCGGTTTGGCAGTTTCCCATTCTTCACGAATATCTCACCTCCGTCCCTTCGATTACCTTCTCGATGGCATCCAACTCTCCCTGAAGAGATATCTCCCTGAATTGCAAATCTTCCATCTTTTCTCTAATGACCTCTAGCTCTGCACTTATGTTCTCTTGAATGCTGACCAATGCTTCCATTTCTGAATCGGTCACGCTCACTGTTTATCGCCCCCTTATCTATGTGATTACCGCACCAATGGTCTTTCTTGTAGGCTCCCATGCAGTAACCTTCATGAATGCAGGATGCACACATCTGTGAAACATTCATTTGTCGCATCCCCCTTGTATGTGTTACAATAGTTACTAGGTTTTTAGATAAAAGCCTGAAAGGAGGTGATTCCTGTGGTTACTTCCTTGGATAACTTCAAGCTTAATTGGAAACAAGTTTCCTCTAAGCAAGAAGCGGATTGTGTTACTAGCGAATATGAATGTGCCCTACCAAAGCAATTTCAGCCTCGCAAGTACCACATGACTAAAGTGGTTTCACCACAAAAGGAATCAATTTCCTACTGCATCATCTGATAGATGTTGCAGCCATCGGGGAGCTCTGCTCCCCTGGTGGTCTTTTTCCAAGCTTCCTGTTTGATTTTCTTTCCTGTCGAACGACAGTTTTGATTGAGAAAATCAATGGGATATGTTATTTTGGGTTTGGTTTACTTTTAACCCTAACAAGAGTATATCTCCTATAACGGAGAATGTCAAGAAAAAAGTTCCTTTGTCGGAGATATTATTCTAATTAGGAGAATTGGAGGTATATATGGATTTGGATACCAAGGTAATAGGAGAACGAATCAAGCAAAGGCGAAATGATTTACACCTTACGCAAACAGACATAAGAGAGCAAACAGGAATTTCTTCAGGAAATATGAGTGATATTGAACGTGGTAACAGACTTCCTGCTGCCGGAACGCTGATCCAATTATCAAAAGCGTTACATTGTTCTATTGATTATATTCTCACAGGAGAATCTCCTGATAAGGAGAACACGATTATCTCCCATTCAGGAGAAAACTCTACTGAAAAGATGCTTATTGAACAATTTAGAGGACTATCTGAAGATGATCAAGAAGAGATCATGATGATGGTGCAGCTGAAGTATAACCGCACCCAAAAGACAAGAGAGAAAGAGCAAAAATCATCCCCTTCAGGATCAAGAACAGCAACAGGTGAAATTGCTTAATTTTTATTTTGCCTTTTTGGGTTATTTATAACCCAAAAACTCCATAAAATGTGTCACTTTGTTATTTTAGGAAAATATTTTCTTAAAATTAGGCTAAACCCTTAAAATAAGCCAAAGTGACACATCAAAAACTAAAGTTCCAATTTGTCACTTTGTTTTCCAGTGTATAATGCAACGGATTAGCATGAACAAAACTCATCCGTTACAGAGCGTTATTTTTCCGTAACGCTTATTTTACAAGGATTTCAAGACACTTAATGAAGTTTTAGCACCAAAAATGTAACGCAATAACGCCACGTTATAACGCTCTGCCATATTTACATATCAGTCATAGTCTGCTATAATTTCATTATCAACCTAACAAAAAGGACAAACGCTCAAAAATGGCTTAAAACCAATGCTTCCAGACGTTTGTCCTTTTTTATTATCCGTATTTGCATAAAAAAAAGCGTGACTCACGATTTTCTCAAATTCGTTG